AGATTGCTCTCAGGGTAGAGAAGCAGCGCCACGGTTGCGCCAACGACCAGAGCCGCCTGTCCTGCGTCATCGGGATCGCGCAGCACACTGATCGAACCATTGGCCGACTTCTGACCGGACTCAACGTCTGTCCAAGCGCTGCCCATGATATTCGCGTCCAGTTCCGCCGCGCTCATGTTGATGTCGAAGGACTCGATCTCGGCAATCACCGAGCCGCCAGCAGACGCCGAGCCTTCATGTCCTTTGTAACGTGCCATCTCTTACCTCACTCGATGAAAGTCTCAGGATCAGTCTTGTCGATACGATACTCCACGTCGTAGCGCATAACAAGACCACCAATAGCCACGCCGGTATCGGCATTTTCAGTGAAGTTGACCTGCAATAGTTCCGGGTCTTCCTCAAGAATATCTCTCCACGACGCGCCTTCGATTGCCGCGACGACACGAACCTCATCCGCATCAAGCGCGTCGTCCAGCAGCGTTTCGTCGGCAACGCCGCGCTGCAACCGGATGTAGAGACTCGCGACGTGGACTCGATCATCGCTCATGACCTCGCGCGCCGACGTCTGATCGTTGCTGATCTGCATGTCCACGACCACCTGATCGGGGTCGTAGTTGCGCGCGTATTTGCGCGACGAAAACACTTGGTAATTTGCCGGCAATGCGGCTTCCAGAACGGATTTGAACCGAGCCCTGATCTGCGTGCGAGCGTGTGCCATCAGGAACGCTCCAACATGATCGTGATGACGCCAGACTCACGTTCCCAGTTCTTCACGACAAAACTGGCCCCGTTGATGACCATCGCGTCGCCGTCGGCAATGGTCGGAAAATCCTGCTCGCGCCCTGTGAACATCGGAACGCGGACAATTTGAACGACACCCTCGCCGGATACGACTTCTGTGTCGTCTTCCTCAAAGATACCATACGGGATGGTAGAACCCGCATGTGTAACGGTATCGCTCGCCACGCGACTTTCTTGTCGGTTTCCTCGGCTTTCGCCGGGGTCATGTGGCAAAGGTTCTGCCAGTCGCCTTTGGTCGGGAAGTCAGCTTTCGCAACAACCTCACCAACAGCAACCTTGTTGCCTTTGAGCATGAAGCCGCGAAGCGCGATCACATTGAGCTTTTTCTTGTCTTCGGACATTGTTGTCTCCATGGGTATGGGCGGGACAATCAAGCCCCGCCCTGTTTCAATTAGGGCGTGTCGTTGCCGAAGCTGAACGATCCGACGCGGCGCACCGCGAAGTCAACCGACTGGATCGCGCGGAGACGCAGACCTGCGGACAGGAATTTCGCCTCGGTCGAACGGTCGAGTTCCATGGAACCCCACATGCCCATGATCGCATCGGAGAACACACCGGCCAGCACATCGCCGTCGGTGAACTGGTTGGTCACGGCGGTCGGGTTTCCGATGTGCAGCGAACCGTCGTTTTCCAGCAGGAAGTCGCCGGAACCCGCATCGACCGGGGCCTTGCGAAGCGACGCCTTCATGTTGGTGTTGAACACCATCGCAGGGGTCTGCGTCTGGTTCGACGCCATGACATCCGCATCCATGTCGATCAACTCGTTGCGCGTCGGAACAGCCGCAGCGAAAGTCTGACCGCCGATGCCCGCCGTGTTGATGATGCCGGTCGGTTGACCAGAAGCACCAGAGCCATAGAAGCCCGCAAGGTCGATGCCCTCGGCCATGGCGGTCATGATCTGGTCACGGACATACATCTCGATGTCGATGGTGGACTGGATCAACATCCGACGGGTCATGTCGGTGTAGACCGCGATGTCCTTGATCGCCAACGAGACTTTGCGGAAGGACGGGTTGCTTTCCGCCGCGTCCGCGTCTTCGGAGCCGAGCCATGCCGCCGCGATGTTGGAATCACCACCGGGCATTTCCACATTGCCTTCGAGCCCCGTCAGCATGGTCAGGCCGAGTTGGCCGAGAACCAGACGGTTGCGAAGGTTGTCGATGAAGCGCGACGCGAGATGGTCCGTGTCCTGCACGTTGGCGTTGCCGCTGGTGGACAGGGCAGCGCGGACTTGGCGAGAACTGACACCATCGACGGTGAAGTCACCCCAATTCCGCATCACTTCGGGCGGCAGGATGATGCCGCCGTGGCGGGACCGCGAAGACGCCGCCTCGACCGCTTCCAGTTCAAACGCCGCGTCTTCGCGGGTCTCACGGGAATCGTTCTCCATGTTCGCCAGAAGCGCACGGACGGAGAAGCTGCGGCGTGTCCTCGGGAAGTTCCGCACGCACAATGCCCTTGAAGTAGGCGAGATTGGGTTCGCGACCCGCGCCGATTTCCGCATTGATGTACGAACGCCCAATGTCGCTCATGTTGTGTTCGGCGGCGAGAGTCGAAATCTCGTTGATCGCCTCCACGGTTGCGGCAGCGCGTTCCTCGTCGGTACGCCCGCCCGGTAGTTCGAGTTCTGTTTCAGGCATACCGCCCTCCTTCGTTACAGAGCGACCCACACCGACTGTCATATCGGCTGGAATCGGTACAAAAGACGCCTCTTTCGGCGTCCACTTCGTGACGAAATACTCATCCGAGTGTTCGTCGCGCGCGGTGCGGTGTACTTCGTACCCCACCGACACGTTCCTGATGATGCCAGCATCGACATCAGCCTTGATCTCTTGAGCGCGTGACTGGTTTGAGAAATCGACCTCGACGTACACGCGCTTGTTCTCAAGCCACGCGCGACGAACGACACCGATTTGTGCTTGCAGGCCAGTCCAGCGGTCGTGTGTGTCGAGCAGCGGAGCGTTGCCGCTGTTCAACCACGAAAGATCGACCGCCTCATCTGTGTGAACCAGAATCTCGAAGCCTTCGCTGCGACGGTAAGGTTCTTCCGACGACAGAGGAAAGACATACGCGCCCGTTTTCCCGGCACGCGATGCTTCAACCGTCAGACTCCGAGTCTTCATCATCGTCACTCACATCACTCGTTACATTGTCACTCATACCGAAGAACTGCTCGACGGGCAAGCCGCGTGATCGTGCGGCTTCCATGTCGTCTTGAATCTCATCAAGCAATTCGTCGCGATCCATGCCGCGCTGCGCAGCAATTTGCGTCAAACTGGTCTGACCGGTCGCCAACGCTTCGGCGTTTGCACGAATATCCTTCGCCGGATCGACCCAATCCCACCCACGACTGCGGAATTTGCCAGACCGCGTAATCGCATCGCGGCGCGACGGGGGCCATGCGTCATGGTAGAGTGTGCTGACCACGACCCACCGACGAAACACCGGCGTCATCATGTTACGGATGAAGAAGCCCTGCATTTCCTTGTAATAGTCGCGATCCTCGACGGCGACGGTGCGTCCGCTGGAATAACTAACACCCTCGACTTCCATGCCGTGTGACATCGTGCTGATGTTCACACCCATGGCGATGTCTTTCTTCGCCTGAGACTCGAAGTCTTTGTAGTCGGTCTGCGATCCACCCGGGTCAAACTGCTTGAACTCGTAGCCTGTGGGCAGCGACTTGAGGCGCCCGGGCTCCATGTTCATTTCAAAAACCTCGTCTGCGTCGTCCACATCGTCGGCCAGTTCGTCAATGCCAGCAGTCGTTTGCGACATTTTCTGGAAGAAGCCCATCAACGCGGAACGCAGACGGCGCCCCATCGTCTCAGCCTCGCGATAACCGTCCAGCATCTTGACGCCATGTACCGTGGACGACGCGGGCGGTTCGCCGCGCGTCTGACCGGGACGCAGCTTCTCGTAGACGTGAATGACACGATCTGCCGGAACGCGGCGATACCGGCGGCGCGTCATTGGCGAATAGTACGACACATCGCCGGGATGCGACGTCAGGAAGTGATACGCGACCGGTTGATTTTGGGCGTTGATTTCCACGCCCATGCGAATCTCGTTGTTGGTCTGCTCGTACTTGCTGTTCAGTGTCTCGTCGAGATGGTCGGCTTCGAGTGGGTTGATCGCGATGCCGTGAGTGTAGCGGGACGACTCGACCAATTCCCAGATGACCTCGCCATCACGGCACCAAGACGCCACAGCCTGACGTGTCAGGTCGATCATGTGCAGCGTGCCGCACGTCGTCGGCGCCGCACAGAAGTCTTCCCACGCATCCTGCACGCGGGTGTTCAGCGACACGTCCATGCGGCCGTCCGTCATACGAACGCGGCATTGTAGGCGGAAGCCGTTCACACCGACGATGTTTGTCCGCATGAGCGAGATGTAGCGTTTGAGGCTGCTGCTGTTGCGCGCCAAGAAGCGGATCTTTGACCGGACCTCGGCCAGACCTTCGCGCAATTCATAATCCGCAGACCCGCGCGACGATTTCAGATCACCGTACCGCGCGACGTTTGCCGCCGCAGCGTAGCCGCGCTTCTTTGTGACCTTCGGCTCCGGGGTCCGCTTGAACATCCAGTCGATCAGACCCATCGCACCCTCACAGTGTTCGCCCTCGGGGAGTTGCCATCTGTGATGGAACCACCCGTGCGACGAACCTCATCCAGATAATAATCGCGCCACTCGGTCAGTTCTTTGACCGACATCTTGGTGATGGAGCGGGATTTGATCGAGTACGACTCCACGTCGCTTTCGGCGCGACCACTCAGGATCGACTCGATCTTTTTGACCATGATCTCTGCGTGCGTTCGCCGGTCATCTGTTGACGCGAAAATCTCAACCGCACCCGTGGCGATCTTGACGACCTCGCTGTCGGAGATGCGCGTGACTTTCAGATCCCACCGATACGATCCCGCAGCCCACGCAGCGGACGTTGCGGATGGAACCTCGAATTGCCATTCTTCGGCGGAAGCATCCCACGATCCTGCGACGGTGATGGTCACACCGCCTGCATACGGAATCAGATCATAGGACAGGGTGAACAGCGTGCCGTCGTAGTCGAGCAAGCGCCGCCACGAAGTATAAGACCCCGTGACGACGCTTTCCGGTTCGGTCACTGGCGCACTCGTTACGTCAAACGGATCGCTCACTGGTCACTCTTTCCAACTATTTACCCAAGACGCTGCGCGGCGCTGTGCGTTCAGATCGACCGACAGGAACTCAAGAGCGGCCCGGGAATAGACGCGGCAATCGAACGGTTCGTTGCGGGTCCGAATCTTTTGCCAACGAAGCACCGGGAAGCCGCGGGAAAACGTCGTGCGCAGTTCCTCAGCAGTCAGACCTTGGAAATACGACTCGTCGTAGTGCATCGGGAACGCGCAGTATCCGGCCTTGTCGGGATTGCCGACCTTGAGGCGCGCGACTACATCCTGCTTCGCGTTATCCACACCAACTTGGTAGCCCTCCATGCCGCTGATCGTGTTCTTGAGCCGTGACCCGAATATCGGCTTACCGAAGCCCTCGACGCCTTTGATCGCCAACAGACGTGGGATAGAGGCGGCGAACTCGTAGACAGCTTGCGTGTAGTGACCGCCGGAGTCGATGCAGGCCGCGCGCCACGCCATTTCACCGAACAGCGGGTGCATGAACGTCTGGTTCAGGATCGACCGCAACTCGTTCCACACGTCGGGCGCGGACGGATCGCCGTATATCTTGTGATACCCGAGCGACCACGACCGGAAATCGTCGCCCCACCCGACAAACTCCAACTCGAAGCGATCATCCTGCACGTCAATGCCGGCCGTCACCAGAGTCACACCTTCGGGGATGTGATCCTCGGGGTATTCCTCGCGCTGATCGAGCAGGTCGGACCAGTCGAGACGCTTCCCCTTTTCTTCCCACGTCTCGCCCAGAAACGTGTTGATCCACGTCTTGAGTTCCTGCGGGTTGTCTTTGGCCGCGAGAAAGTCACGCACACCGTCGGCCAGCGGGGCGAACGGGCTGTAAAGCTGCGACAAGTGGTACGACACGTTTCCGTTGAACGGCTGCGTCGCGATCCACTCGCCGTCGATCAGTGCCGACTTGCGATCCTGATCGTCCAGAACGCAACCGTTATGCTCACACTCGTAATACGCAGTTTGCGGGTTGCCTTCTTCCCACTTGACCTGACCCCAGACAAGACGCTGCTTCTCGCCGCAATGCGGACACGGGACGTGATAGTATCGCTGATCGCCACGCAAAAACTCGGGCTCAATCCGGCTGGTTCCCTTGTCACCGGGTGTCGAGACAAAGACCAGCACGCGGTTCCAGAACGTCGTGGTCCGCTTGACAGCGAGCGAGATCGGATCGCCCTCAGTCCCCGCAGACTGCTCGAAACGATCCACTTCGTCGGCCACAAGCACACGGATCGGGCGCGATGCCAGACCGGACGGAGCATTGGCGCCGACCATCGCAATGTGACCGCCGGGAAAGACCTTGCTGTTCAGAGTATTGCCGCTGTCGCGCGACCGAGCCTCTTTGACGAGCCCGACCAGCGCCGGTGTGTCACGCAGCATCGGGGCAAGCCGCTCCTTGGAGAACATTTTCATGCTTTCCAGTGTCGGGCTGACGTGCAGGATCGGGCACGGGTCATGGTGGATGAAGTAACCGATCACATTCTCGATCACTGTGGACTTTGCCACCTGCGCGGATGTCATCAGCGTGATGCGCTGGACGCCGGGCTTACCGACCATGTTCATCGGCTCACGCATGTACGGTGTGATCGCTGACTTGTAGCGGCCGGGTGTCGCCGCGGACTCAGCGGACAAAAACCGCTCTTTGTCGGCCCATTCCGTGACCGTCAGTTTCGGCGGCGGCTTGAATAGGTCGGTGACGGACGCGGCGATGTCAGCCGGGTCAGCGAACGAATAACCGTCTAGCATGGTTTGTTCACGATGCAGCCGATTGCTGCAATCTGCTCGTTGGCCTTGTCCAGACCTTCCTTGTAGTCGGCCAGAACCAGCCCCACGTCGGTCAGCTTCTCGACGGGTCGTTGCGGGATGATCACGGGGGCGAGCAGCGACTCGGGGATCTGCTGCTTGACTTCGACGTATTCAATCGTCGGGTCGCACGCCGACAACGCCAAGATCGACAAGCCAATCGCGGAACCAGTCAGGAATCGGTACATCTTCGTCTCCACTCAAAAGCGCCTCTCGCAGCGCGTCATACTCTTCGGCCTTTTGCTGGATACGCGACGCGGCCGCTTCGGCCACGGCCTCGGCCAGACGCGCCTGATCGCGCTCCAAACGCATCGCAGCGATGTCTCGGTTGCGCTGTTCAAGGTCGGATACAACACTCTGCATCGCGAAATATTGCACCACCAGCGCGATAGCCATCACAGCGCACAGACCGGATACAAAACGCAGAATCATTTCCAGAACCACCACCACTTGCGGGGCATCATTGCTGCCGCGACACGGTTCCGCAACTCATCACCAACGATGCGCGGGTTTGTCGGTGCGTCCATGCCGGGCAACCAGATGATGTCCCACTTCGCCCGTTGCCGGATGCCGAGATTGGCTTGAACCTCGGCGTGTGTCAGCATGTGTGACGGCGATGCCGGAATGTTGTAATCGCGACCCAACTTTGCGGACAGGTACACAAGCTGCTCGATCTGCTCGGCGGTGATCGGATACTTACCGGTCTTGAACGGCCGCTCCTGCGCACCGAACATCGCACAAACGGCCACACCGATGGCGTAACTGTTGGCATTCAACGTGTGTGCTGCGTACTCGTTGCGGCGCAGCGGCGGGACATTTGCCGCGATAGTGTGCGCGCCGTGAATAATCCGACCGTCGCCGGTGATGAGTCGATGGTATGCGTTCATCTCAGCGTCGTTGGGTTGATGCCGCCCCGCGGTCCAGTGCCAGTGGATTCGTTTCATGGTTGAAAGACCTCTCCGCATTGGTAATCCATGCTGAACGGCGTCCCGTACTTCCCGACACCATCGTATCGCACGCAAATCTTGAACGGGATGCTGGGAACCTTGGGTTCTTCGTAGTTTTCCCAGAACGCACCCCATTCCCACACTCGTTCGGTCGCAGATCGCCGCGAATAGGACCAACGACGCGCCGACTTTGCCGTGTAGAAACTGACGTCATTTGAGTCCCGAAGTTGAGCAACCCAATATGCGCTGATCGGCCAGTCGAAACCGTTCGTGTATTCAATTTTGACCACATCGTCATTGTCGCGAAACGCAGTTGCACTGACAACAGCGGGCCGATTCGGTATAAGCACCCACTCAATAGCACGCCCAATCTGAGGCAACGCAAGAACTAGGCCGAGAAACATCAGAAGCCCCATTTTCATGACGTGACTGGAATTTTCGCGAGCAGTCTTCTTATCCCGTCGAAATAATGATGTATCACTCATCCGGCTCGTCCTTGTCGTCAATGACGCGACCCAGAATGGTCACAGCGCCGAGCCCGATCAGAAACGCACCGTAATATGCCGTCTCGGGTTGGGCCAGTATGTGATCGGGCACATCACCCCACTGCGTCCTTACCACGAGATACCATAGGTTGCCCATACCGAACGCAAGCAATGCGCCAAGAACCGCCAACCGACTACCCTCCCACACCCCTTCGCGGAGAAACAACCAACGCGCTGAACCACCCAATCCGCCAAAAATCGCGACAATTAGCGAGGACTCGTTAAAGACGGTCTCAAACGGCGTGGCTGTTGCTGCCGTTACCGCCACCGTTGCACCCACAGCAGCCGATTGAGCAAGTTCGACTGTTGAAGTCATTGGCCGGTCCCCTACGGTAATTCCAAGTCATCGACCGGATCATCCGTTGCCAATTCCTCAAGAATTTCACGCACCGCACCATCCAATGTGTTCTGGACAGCATACTGGTCAGTCTCGCCTGTGACAAGAGGCGCTGTTGCAACCGGAAGGCGAAGTAGCTTTGTTCTCACACGGGTGACAATCCGCTCCCACATCGGCTTTATTTCGTCAACGGAAACAAGCAGTTTCGCTTTTTCCATCAGTTCCATCTGCACCTTGTCGCCTTGCAGCTTTTTCAACCGCAGGTCGGGATGTTCGTCATAATCGACCGGCATTGGTGCGTATGGTGACGGGCCCGATCCACGACCACGGCGGCGCGTCTGCCGGGCCCGGGTCCACTCACCGAGAAGCATTAGAGGGATGAGGCGGGTTTCTTCGTCATAGGGCGGTGGGTTGTCGCCTTCGAGCCATCGACCAAACTGCGCCTGTGTGACGTTGCAGATGACCGACGCGACCTTTCTCGAAACGTAGAGATCGTTGTCGATGACCACAAGGTCGCGATCCGTGAGTTTCAGTTTGGTCATTCCGTAAAGCACCCGCATCCGCCGTAATCGTAAGTTCCCGGCTTGATATCACCAACCTCATATCCTTCCCTGAACTCACGCAGCGTCAGATAATTTGTCTCCCCGTTTGATGTTTTTCTGAGGAACGGTTTTGCTGTTCCACCAATGGCTTGCATGGTATTCTCCATGCGAGTTTCATGTTCGGCAAACCGATCTGGCATATGATCAAGCAGCGTCGCGAATTGCTTTAGACCGGCTTTGCAGCAGAAACCGCCGCAGTTGTTGTGTGGGAAACCCATTTTGTACAGACGGGGTATTTCTATGCCAATGAGCGAAAACGCTTCGCGTATGGTGAAGTCTCCCCACCCATAATCGCACAGCAGACTTTTGACAGGGCGCGGAGACCATTTTGATCGCGCTCGGTCAATCCGGTCCAACTCTCCGAAATTCATTCCCAGAACCAGAGGATCGTCTGGTTTGGCAAACTTGTCGAGAAATTGACGAACAGGGATGGTCTTGAGAACTTCGGAGCAATGCGCCGTTCTGGTGTTCCCGATCCATCGCTTTTCCTCGTAAACATCCCACGGTGTTTTCCCGGTGCGAAGAATGATCAGTTCTTTTCCGACAAATCGAGCAACGTCGTCAGAGAATCGCCAAAGATCCTCGTCTTCGATTGCGGTATCAGCCATGATCATTTCGAAATCATAGTCGTGTATTTTGGCGATTAAAGCCGAAGCCGCAGAACCCAATCCGCCGGAGAAACTGATCCAGTGTGTCATCTTGTTCCTAAAAAAGACCCGGTGTCGAAGGGGGCAGACACCGGGTCAGTAACAGGGAGGAAGTCCCTGCCGCAGCAGTGCAGCAAGTTCTGTAAATTTGTAAAATTTGTCGGTGATTCGCAAGGGGTAATATGACATTTTAGGTTATTTGCGACGGAAGACAAAGTTCGGCAATCTGGTAGAATTTCACACGATTATAGGCAAGTAATTGACATTATTGAAAAATTTCTGTCGCTAGGAAAGATTCGAGTTCTTCTT